CGGATGACTGGAATTTCAACGGTAGTAACCCGTGCCTGTACCATGGCGGTTACTATTACCGGGACCTGGATTATGGGCCGTTCTGCGTGAGCTACGGCAGTACGTCGGGCCAGAGCTCCTACATCGGCTGTCGCCTCCAGGAACGCCCGCCGAAAGAGTAAAGGAGTGATTTGAATGATTTTTAATCCGATGAATACGCCTAGGCGTGGGAGGTGCAGGCAAAAAAAGCCGCCCCGAAGGGCGGCGTCCCGCAGGTATGTGTGAGTCCCGGCCATTGCATTTAAGCGGCGGGGACTATAAAAAGGAGCGTACAGCTCTGTACCGCGGGCAGAGGTATTGTATCTCAAACTTTATGGCGCGTCAAGTTGAAAACCGGCTACAGCCGGAAAAATGAAAGGAGAAGCAGTATGAACAAGTTTTTGGCACAGTACGCCTGGGAGATCATGGACCTGGGCAAGGAGAACCATGTGGACAACGCCACGGCGCGGGCCATGTTCTGCGAGAACCTGGCCACTTACGGCACCGACGCCTACCCTGGCTACCCGGGGGCCAACGTGGACTATGCGGCGCTGAGCGCACAGTGGCAGGGCATGAGCGCGCAGGAGCAGGGCGATGCCAAGATCGCGTGCGCCAACCTGATGCAGGACTGCTATGAGGAGCTGAGCAAGGCCCGCCGGGAGAACGACATGGGCGCATACTACCGGATCATCCTCAACTACGAGGCCCCGGAGCAGGAAAAGCCCAACTACATCCTCTATACCCATGCCTGGGACATCTGGGACAAGGCGGAGGCCGACGGCACCGACCTTGTGACCGCGCAGAAGGCCTACGTGGAAACCCTGGAGGGCTGGGGCAATCTCAGCGAAGCCCAGAAGGCCGACGAGGAATACTGGTTTGCCGCAAAGGTGGCCGCCTATGACAAGGGGCTCCAGTACGCCCGCCTCACCGAAGACCGGGCGCTGTTCGAGGCCATCCTGGCTACCCGATGATCCGGGAATACATCCTGCGGCGGGATGGGGACTTGCAGCTCAGTCCCCATTTCCGCCTGGCGGAATTTGCATCAAAAGACGGATCGGAGAAAGTCCTGGTGGACGATGACCTGGTGGAACTGCTGGAGAAGATCCGGGAGGCCGCAGGCGGGGCGGTGACCATCAACAGCGGCTACCGATCCCCGGCCCACAACGCCGCGGTAGGCGGTGTATCCAGCAGCCAGCACCTCTACGGCCGGGCGGCGGACATCGTGGTATCCGGGGCCTCACCGCTGCTTTTGGGGCAGATCGCAGAATACTACCTGGACCGTCGGGGCGGAATTGGGGTCTATCAGACCTTTACCCACGTGGATACGCGGGCAATCAGATCACGATGGGACCAGCGCAGCGGCAAGCAGATCGTCGTGGGCGGCTGGTTCGGATGGGAGGAAACCATGACACAGGAACAGTTTAACGCCATGTTCAAGGCTGCGCTGTCCGCCAACGCCGCGGAAGTTGCGAAGCAGCCGGTGAGCGACTGGGCAAAGGAGGCGTGGGACAAGGCGGTGGCGGCAGGTATCTTTGACGGCACCCGGCCCCACGCTCCCCTGACGCGGCAAGAGGCGGCGGTGCTGATAGAGAGACGGGAGGCGTCAACATGAAGGATAAAATTTTTGAGCGGCTGGTGAGCGTCAAGAGCATCGTCACCATTGCGCTGACAGGGGTATTTGCCTATCTTTCCGTCACCGGGGCCATCGCCGGGGAACAGTTTTTGACCATCTTTACGGTTGTCACCTCGTTCTACTTCGGCAGTCAGGTGGAGAAAACGAAAAAGGAGGGTTAGGCCCATGGAGTCTCTGCTGGCCCTGCTGAGTACGCTGGGCTTCAACAGCATCCTGCTCTTTTTTGTTAAGCGGTATTTTTCCCGCAGGGATCAGCAGGAGCAGGCAGAACGAAAAAAGCGGGAAGACTTGTTTCGGAGGATTGATACCTGCCTGGAGACGCTGCGGCTGCTGTCCTATCACCGGATGAGCCAGGAGATCGAGCGTCTGCTGGACCAGGGCTACGCCACCCCGGCGGAGCGGCGGGTGCTGGATGAGATGTATGCCAACTACAAAGATCACGGTTGGAACGGCGACATGGATGCCCGGCTGGAGAAGGTCTATGCCCTGAGAACAGACCATGCGCCGGAATAAGAACACCGCCCTTCCCTTCTCGGGTTGGGCGGTTTTCTCCATTTATCATTAGTTATAATATTGTGGCGTTAGTTACACGTTAGTTACAAGTTAGTTACAAATTGGCCGCAAACCGTTAAAAACACTATGCTATTTTACAGAAATTCTTAAGATTTCTATAACTATCTTAAATAGTCAAGAAAAAAAGTATAAGAAATTTGAGAAATTACTATTGACAAAACAAGATTCTTGCACTACAATATGAACAGTACAAGAAACTTATACAAATCGACTTTGCGGTATACTCTCCCATATACCGAAAAAATATCCGATTGTCGCTTGACAATCGGAATGAGGGTTGAAGAAGGAGGTGAAAAGGTTGGTCGAGAGCGTCATCACGGAAAACGTCCGAAAGATTATTGACCGAAAGGGACTAAAACACAGAGCCGTGGCAACAAAAGCGGGTTTCTCCGATAAACAATTCAGCGCAATTCTTACTCGGCGGCGCGTTATCAAGGACATTGACGTTGCCGCCATTGCAAATGCCCTGGAGGTAACGCCCAACGAATTATTTGGGATTGCAGACGATGACACGCCAGAAGTCCCAAAAAGCGGACAGTGAAATCCATAAGAAGAACCCCGCCAGGGGGGCAACCTGACGGGGCAAAGACCGAACGACAACCAAAATCATTCTGTCCCTTGTATTGTACCACGAGGGCAGGAGAAATACAAGGAGGAAAATATGAAAGAAATCAAAGTAAAACTGACCTTTATTGAGCCGATCCTTGGCACATCCCCGGCAAATGATGAGGTGTACCGGGAATTCATCGGGAGCAAAGCGCCGGACGCTGCAAGCGTCGAGGATGAAGTTGCCGCCCTTGGAGCGGATGCGGTAGCCGAAAAGGGCATGACGGTATTTCCTCGGATGGAGGACGGCACCCCGTTCCTCTACGACTATCAGATCAAGGGGTTCTTCAAGGACACCTGCGGTGGATTGCGTAAAGTCGAGGGAACAAAATCCAGCAAGATCAAGGCATACAAGAAGGAGATCGACAAACTGATTTTCCCGGAACCCCGCTGTATCCCGTTCCAGTTTGACGGGGAGATCACCGAGTGCCAGCGTCCCCTGCGGGCACAGACCATGCAAGGCGAACGGGTATCGCTGGCAATGAGCGAGCAGATCCCCGCTGGGGCTACCGTTACATTCTCCGTTGTCTGTCTGTGTGACGACCACGAAAAGGCCGTCCGTGAGTGGCTTGACTACGGGAAATACTCCGGTATCGGCCAGTGGAGAAATTCCGGCAAGGGCCGGTTCACCTGGGAGGAAGTCTGAGCAAGGGAAAGGCGCAGAGACGCAAGGATTGGAGAGGCAAAGGGGAAGAAAGGCGTATCAGGGCGCAGCAAAGGAGGGGCAAGGCTCGGCAGAGCGGAGCAATGGAGATGCGTTGAGGGTTATGCAGAGAGCAGCAACGCGGCGGCGCAGCAAAGGCAAAGTGGGGCGGTGCGAGGCATTGAGTGGCAGAGCGGAGCGATGGAGACGTGAAGCACCGACGTGCGCAGCGAAGGCAGTGCGTAGACAGGCGTGGCTACGCGCAGCAAAGGCGAAGCGAAGAGAAACACAGCGAAGGCACGGTACAGAACCGAGGGGATTGGCCCGGCAATGGTTCAGCCTTGATTAGCACAGCAGTGGAAACGCATGGCACAGACCAGCCTTGCAATACCGCGGAAAAGCGATGCGGTGATGAGCGTTGCATCTTAGAGAGGAGGAGAATATGCCACGAATAACACTTACCCAAGAGCAGCGGGAGGCCGCAGCATTAGAGCGTATGCGGGAAACGCTGGCGGACGGGATACTGATTCGCAAGGCCAGGAACCGGCTGACAAACGAGCAGATCGGTCACGGGCTGGAAATCGGAGAGAACACCATCAGCAGAATCATCAACGGTTATGATGTCAAATTAAACCTAAGTCAGATACTTCGTCTGATGCGGTTTGCCGGAATCAAACTGGTTAGGAGTGACCCCTATGAAACACCTGGAAACAAGACAGAAGCGTAAGGTCCAGCGCCGCCGGGCCAACCTGGAGGCCATCGCCTTTATCGCCTTTGTACTTATGATTGGGATTCTCCTGGGCAGTGCGGTGACCGCCCAGACAGAGGAATCGGACAAGCCGGAACCGGTGGAAGCGAGGGTTGTCCAGTACGACCCACCACCCACACCCATGCCGGAGGTTATTGTGGAGGAGCCCACCCGACGGCTCCACGGGTCCTGCCGAATCACAGCGTTTTGCGCTTGTTCTGTCTGTTGTGGGGAGTGGGCCAACAATCGCCCTTTAGATGAGAACGGAAACCCCATTGTATATGGTGCGTCCGGCAAGGAGTTGACGCCGGGGGTGTCGGTGGCGTGCAGCCTGCCCTACGGCACAATGCTGGAGATCGACGGCTTGCCGGGTACATACGTCGTAGAAGACCGCACCGCCGAATGGATACAGGACAAGTACAACGGCATGACCGTGGACATCTACATGCCAACCCACGAGGCCTGCTACGATCTGCTGGACGGGATGCCGGAGTGGATGGATGTTTATGTGGTGGAGGAATGATATGGATCTAAAAGAAATTTTGAGAAAGCATCTTATGTGGCTGCGTTCGGAAAATGGTGGTGAGCGCGCCAACCTGTGCGGTGCCAACCTGTGCGATGCCGACCTGCGCGGTGCCAACCTGTGCGATGCCAACCTGCGCGGTGCCAAAAACATTGATAGTATCATCTGGTCGATATATACAGCGTTTTACCCACTACAGTGCCCGGAAAGCGGGTCGTACATCGGATACAAAAAAGCACGAGGATTGATCGTTGAGCTGGAGATCCCGGCGGACGCTTTACGCTCATCTGCTACGAGCCGCAAATGCCGTGCAAGCAAAGCCAAGGTGTTGAGCATATCCGATACAGACGGGAATCCTGCCGGAGAACAAGCCGAGAGCGATTACGACAGCAGTTTTGTTTATGTTGTCGGAGAAACGGTAGAGGTACCTGATTTTGAAAAGAACCGCTGGAACGAGTGCGCGCCCGGTATTCATCACTACATCACCAGGGCGGAAGCGGTAAAGAATTGAGGCGGAATCATGAGGAACGTACCCAAGAACTACCACGACGAGAACTACCGCGATCCTATCCCCGCCGGTATCTGCCCCATGTGCGGCGAGCCGGTCTACCCCGGTGACCCGTGTTACATCATCGACGGCGACATGATCCACGCAGACGGGGTACTTAGAGACTACCGGGAGCGTGGCACAAACCGCCCCCTGCGGCTGAGTTGCCTGTCTGCCTATATCCTGGACACGTTCTCCCAGGAGGATATGGTAGAGGCGTTAGGGCTGGAGAAGAAAAGATGGGTATGAAAAATGCAGTGTTGCGGTATACGCGGGCGACCGTCGGCATCAACTTCCCGGAGGATCATGTCTGCTGCGACCTCTGCCCTCTGCTGGAGACCTATGCCCGGAAACAGTGCCGCAGGACGGGAGAATACTTACTTGACACACGGACAATCGGGTTTGAGTGCCCACTGAAATTTGAGGAGGAACAAGATGGATTTTCGGCCACTGACAGAGAGCGAGATTGAGGTCAAGGTGAAGCAAGTCAAAGAGAACGGGCTTGTTGCCCTGCTGTACAAGACGGCCCGCACCGACATGGATTTGCTGGACGATACTGTTGGATCGCAGAACTGGACGAACGACTACCGGGAGATAAAGGGAAACTTGTATGCCGGAATCGCCATCCGGGATGGCGATGAGTGGACATGGAAATGGGATTGCGGTATTGAGAGCCGGGAGGACGGCGAAGGCAACGAGAAGAAGGGGGAAGCAAGCGATGCTTTCAAACGGGCCGGATTCCGCTGGGGGATCGGCAGGGCGCTCTACACATCCCCGTTCATCTGGATTCCCGCAGACCGGTGCCAGATCAAGAAGGGAGAGCGAGGCGCAAAGTGCTACGATAAGTTCTCCGTCGAAAAGATCAAGTACAGTGAGGACGGCAAGCGCATTGTCGGCCTGGCAATCTGGAACAACACCACGAACAGGAGGGCTTTCCAGTGGCAGGCTACGACCTGATTAACGAGATCGGCCAGAAAAGCAAACTGCTGGACGCCGCCGTCCGGGAATTGGGAATCAGGGGCCGGGCATACGCCCAGGCGGAGCAGGATTACCGCGTCTCGCTGGCGGAAAAGATTATATCTGAGCGTGACAAAGGCACCCCCGCCACAATATGCTCCGACATCTGCCGGGGCGACCGAAAAATCGCAAAGTTGCGGTTTGAGCGGGATGTGGCGGAAGTCGTCTACAAGTCCGCCCTGGAAGCAATTAACAGCATTAAACTGCAAATCCGCATCCTGGACAATCAGATCGAAAGGGAGTGGGGCCGTGCATCGGGAGACTAAGGCTACCAGCATCCCGCCGTCCGTCAAGCGGGCGGTTGCCATGCGGGACGGCGGGAAGTGCGTACTGTGCGGGTCGTATTTTGGAGAACCGGTTGGCCATGTGGTTAGGCGCTCCCAGGGCGGGCGTGGGATTGAGGAGAATATCGTTACCCTCTGCCCCGCCTGCCACCGGTCTTATGACGAGGGAACCAACCTGGATAGATTCGGCAGCGGGACAACACGGGAGAGCCTGTACTGCTGGCTGGTGGCCTACCTCAAAGGGTTTTATCCCGGATGGAGCCGGGCGGACATGATTTACCGGAAGGGGGCGGAACAATGACACAGTGCGAACGGGTTCTGCAATACATGAAGGACTTCGGGACCATCACGCCCCTCCAGGCTTTGGGTGATCTGGGTGTCATGCGTCTGGGTGCCCGCATCTGGGATTTGCGGCAGGACGGGCATAAAATCACCCGCCGGATGGTCAGTGCAAAGAATCGATATGGCGAGAGTGTAAGTTTCGCCGAGTACAAATTGGAGGAATAACATGCTGAACAAGATTGTTTTAATGGGCCGCTTGACCCGCGACCCGGAGTTGCGCCGGACGCAGAGCGGAACCGCAGTTACATCCTTTACCCTGGCCGTAGACCGGGATTTCAAGGGACAGAACGGTGAGAAAGAGACAGATTTTATTGACATTGTGGCTTGGCGCAACACGGCGGAGTTTGTGTGCAACTACTTCGCCAAGGGACGCATGGCCGTGGTGGAGGGGCGGCTACAAATCCGCAACCGGACAGACAAGAACGGGAACAAGCGCAGCAGCGCAGAGGTAGTGGCTGACAACATCTACTTCGGGGACAGCAAGCGGGAGACGCCCAATACTTCCTACCAGCCTCCCGTTGCCCCAACGCAACAGTTTGAGGAGTTGGATGAGCAGGAGGAGTTGCCTTTCTGAGGTGTGTAAATGGAGCGTAATCAGTTTACATTTTACAGGAGTTTTTACGAGGCAATCCGCCGGATTCGTAAAGATGGAGACAGGGCTAAAGCCTATGATGCCATCTGCTCCTATGCCCTGTATGGTACGGAACCGGATATGGATAAATTGCCAGATGCAGCGGCTATCGCGTTTGACCTCATTAAGCCGAATCTTGACGCAAGCAAACGGAAAGCAGAGAGCGGGAAACGCGGAGGAAGTGAGAAGCAAACTGGAAGCAAACCGGAAGCAAACGAAAAGCAAATAGCAAGCAAACCAGAAGCATCGCGGAACCAAGAGGAGGCCATAAGCGAGAAAGAGAAAGAGAACAAGAAAGAGAAAGAGATAGAGAACAAATGTTATCCCCCTACCCCCTTACGGGGGGTGAACACGCCAACATTGGAGCAGGTGACAGAATTTGCCAAGATGCGCAAGGCCCCTGTTGACCCGAAGGTGTTCTGGGATTACTACAATGCCGCCGGATGGCGAGACAGCGAGGGGAAGCCTGTCTATAACTGGCAGCAGAAGTTTATTTCCTGGGAACTGCGGGAGAGTCAGAAACCATCAAAACCGGGCGGAACGGTGACCGAACCTCCACGCCCGAAAATCCCAGGCGAGAACATGGCCCGGATGCGGGAATACCTCAAGCAGGCGAAGGAGGGACAGGGATGAACAGCAAACA